ATTTGCGGCAATTAAACATGTATATATTTGTATCTAATACAAAATTCCCCGCGTTAACAAACTTTAAATTATTATTGTTATGTCTTATTTTGACGATAAATATAAACCTCTTGAGACAGACACTGACAGAAGAAACGACAACCTAGTCATTTACGGCGATAGAAACCATCATCGAGTGAACATCGACATTATCATCGAGGCATTTGCTGACGACAACACTGGTTGGTACGGCACCGGCACTGTTTACGACATCTACATTCCTGAAGAGATTGACGGAGCCCTTTTCGTTTTAACAGGCATTGAAATTTTAAAGCAATTGGCAGACACACCGTTTGTGTTCAACAAGATCAAATATTTTTCATCAGAGCGCATTTTTCGCTTCATTTCTTACTCTGACATCTATTTGCAACACATAATCGACGCATTTTGTCATGCCGAAAACGCAATCAAGCGACAAACAAGGTACACGCAACAAGCGGAAGACTGTAGATCGAAACTGCGCAACTTGCGGGCAGGTGTTCAAAGCACCGGTTCGGATGGTTGCGAAGACCATGTACTGCAAATCTTGTCGCCAAGCCCATTACGAAAAGAACAAACCAAAGCAACAATCAAATCAGACGAAACCGAAGCCGCAGAGACCGCCGAAGGGACCAGTGGAGCAAGCGACCAGAGCGATGGCATCCATGTCGGTCAAACCAAACGCGCTAGTGAACCGGACCTCGAAATCGGGCTCTTTACGAAACCCGTCAAGCAGAAGAGGCCACTCTGCAGTGGAAAGACTTGTCCTCTCTGTGCTCGATCCTGCAACTGCTTGCGGTCAACAGGCTGTGAGGGTAAACGTGGACCAAGTGCAGATGCCAAAATTTCCGATTCAACTCGACAACAACTTCGTGGTATCATCAGGTTCTGAATTTAAGATTATGCTTTGTGCCAGTCCCATCATTTCCGCTGTTGTCTACGCCGATGATATTTCAACCATGAACATCGCTGGCGCTCGATCGATCGTCGTCGCCGACCAAGCAGATCAGGCGACCGCTAGTGGTTATGTTTATGTTCTTAATAACAAGTTTGGATTCATTGCCGATATTGACCCTAGATTCATGATCAGACCTAAGGAGGACTTTCGAAGATTCAGAATGATCTCCGCAAGTATGCAGTCGCAGTGGTCAGGACCAGAGCTTTTCAAACAAGGAGTGCAAGTTACCGCCAGAATCACTGATAAGGAGGATCTTAAAAGTTTTGAACCAAATTCAAAACCAGACAACGTGATTAGTAACGTTAGTGATGTTCTTGTCACCACATGTCAACATGCACGACCAGTCTTTGATTTTTCGGAGACCGATCGAAACAACGACAATGGCGCAGGAACATTTATTGATCCCGAAATTGAAGACGCTGCTATTTACAATCATGAATTTACTTTCAATGAGAGAAATTTCAGCGCCGGTACATTTACATTCCCTAAAGTTGTCGTCCCTGGATCACCCGCCACAACAACCGCAACTGCATTTGCCGCTGGTATCATTGGTAAATGTTGGGCGTCCATGGACGCTAGTTCGCTACATGCTGTTGCCACCAACGAAATTATGACGGCATACAATGCAAAATATGGGTCGTTTAAAAGTTCAACCAGTAATCAAGGTGACTACATCTACTCATGCAACATCAAGTTGAAGTGCGTTATTGCTAGAACTGATACTGTTGATAAATTGTCTTTTAATCAAAGCTTTACCAACACCACTGTCGCTTCTCTTGATGCTAAGTTCTTTGTCAGTATTCTGCAAACATCTCAAGCACAGTTGTTGATCGGCAATGTTGGCATGGGTAACGCCCGTATGCCAACTAATTTTACATCTATGACCGATTTCAACGTTGACATTAGTCTTATTTTAGAGATACCTATCAACGGTCGTATTGATCAACGCATATCCATTCCACAGGATTTATCCGCACCAATTTCACGCAATATGGTTGGCGAGACTCCATTTTATGATGAAAACTTTTTACAACCTGTAACAAGTGTTCAATTCGGATCAGATGGTGGTTTCACCTATACTGCGCAGTATCAAACTAATCATTTGTTTGAATTCGTGCTCGACGATAAAACTGTTTTGGGTACTGCCGCTGTCGCACATGCACCTAATGATAGCGATTCAACCGTTTCTAAGGCTCAATTTGACAAATTTCAAAAGGCTATGAAAGGTATGCCACCGGCATTGATCCTGAATGAATCCGGTTTGACCAGAACTTCTAAAGGTCAACTTAGATCACGTGGTGTTTTGACCATACTACACAGTTTGGTTGCGCCCTTGATGTCGGTTATGCTACCTCAATCTACGCCCTATGTCAACGCATTCGGTCAAACAACTGCTGCCATCGACGCTATTTAATTATTATCGTCTTTTTCTTTTAATTTTTAGGTTTAACACACTATTTATTGGATGTCATGCACTCGGCCACATCCGTGTTTAACCATTTATTTTAGGGTTTTCCGAGTTTCCCTCTTTTATTTTATTTAAAAATTTTATAAAACCACACTTGTAAATGTTTAATTAATTATTGTCGACCAATTGTGG